TTAGCTACTATTGAGGAGACTGTTTTCGAGGAGATTGAGGACAAGAATCTTCGCCCTGTCATCTTCGAGGCTCTAAAGAACCTCATCATTGCTGGCAACTCGTTACTCTACGTTCAGCCAGACGGCAACATCCGCAACTATGCGTTAGAGGACTATGTTTGCCACCGCGACATCGAGGGCAATCTGACTGATTTAGTTATTCGTGAGCAGATATCCAAGACTGTTGCTGAGAACTTAGGCATAGATACAGAGCTTCCTAGCGAGGACGGCTTCTCAGACAACGACAAGAATATTGACCTCTACACTTGCGTCCACCTTACGGCGGACGACAATGAATACTACATTTACCAAGAGGTAAACGGCAACATCTTAAAGGATACCGTTGAGTATGTACCTTTAGACAAGCTACCTTTCCTACCTTTGCGTATGAGTAAAGTAACTGGGGAAAGCTATGGGCGTTCTTACGTCGAGGGTCTTTACGGAGACTTGCGATCGCTTGAAGGGCTACAGAAGGCTATGGTTGAGGCAGCAGCAATCTCAGCGAAGATTGTGTTCATGGTTAATCCTGCCTCTACGACTAGAGCGCGTTCTATTGCACAGGCAGAGAATGGCGATGTCATCAATGGTAACTCGGCAGACGTTACTACGCTCCAAGCGAGCAAAGGCGCGGATATGAATGTCGCCTTCCAAGCAGCTCAGAACATCGAGCAACGCTTGGCTTTTGCGTTTAATCTGTTAGACAATGCACTTCCAGCTGGAGGTCGCACTACGGCTACAGAGATAAACCACCTTATTAGCAGTTTAGAGAAAGTGTTGGCTGGAACTTATGCCATGCTTTCGAGTGAGTTTGCGCGACCATTGGTGCGCATTATTGTAAACCGTCTTACAGAAGAGAAGAAGATTCCAGAGCTACCTAAAGAGGTTAAGCTAATTATTAGTACAGGGGTCAGCTCTTTAGGCAGAACATCAGACTTAGAGCGTCTACAGCAGTTTGTTGGCATGGCGACTCAGATGACTCCAGAGGCTTATGGGCAAGTAGTGGATCAACGAGCATTGATGCAAGCCCTAGTCAGAGCAGTTGGTGTGGACACGAATATATTGAAATCAGATGAGCAGCTCGGACAAGAGCAACAGCAAGCTATGATGGCTCAACAGCAACAAATGGAACAACAACAAGCCATGATGCAACAACAGCAGACAGGCAAGGTTATTGAGAAAGTTGCACCACAATTAGTCCAACAAATGCAAGAGGTACAGCCAAATGAGTGATACTTTCGACGAGAATACAAACGGTGTTTATATAGAAGATAATCCGCCTAAGCCAGAGTTTAGCGAAGCAAACCTAGAGTTTCTCGCACAACAGAACGCTACTGAAGAGCCTAAAGATGAGAAAATCTTAGGGAAGTTTAACAGCCAAGAGGATTTGGCAAACGCATACAAAGAGCTGGAGAAGAAGTTACATGAGCCATCTGAGAATAAAGTTCAAGCTGACGATGCTGAGACTCCAAGACTACCTAGCGATGAAGTTAGCGAGTCTAGTGATGAAGAGGAGTCTGCCGTCAATGAGGAGGAAGAAGTTGATACCTCCAGTAACGAGGAAGGAGAAGGTATTGCTGAAGCTTATAAGGCTCTGCAAGAGACTGGCGAAATAACCGAAGAGGTTTACGAGAAGTTCGAGAAGGCTGGTGTGCCTAAAGAGCTTGTCGATCATGTCCAAGAGCTAGAGGACTACAAGCAAGCCAACGAGATGAAGTCGGTTACCGCGGATGTCGAGGACTACTCAGCACTACAGAAGTGGGCTGGCGATAACTTGTCTGAATCAGAAATAGACATCTTCGATGGCATCATAGAGAACGGTACTCTTGATGAAATGAAGTTCGCTGTGAACAACTTAAATGCTCGCATGGTTGGCAACACAGCACCAAGGCAATCTAGGCTAATTAAAGCTGACGCGATTGCACAAGCGGAGGGCGGCTATGAATCGCAAGCACAAATGATTGCCGACATGGGCGACCCACGCTATCAGAAAGACCCAGCTTATCGAGCAGCAGTTGCTCGCAAGGCATCTAAATCAAACATCTAAATCAATGAATACTACAGCAAGCCTCTACCTAGCCGTTACGACGGCAAGCGTGTTGAGACAACTTCAAGAGAGAGTTCATTTGTTTTTTTACGAGTTAGGTAAAACTACACTCGCTTCAATCCCTATTACTAGGGTTTATCATCTCAACAACGAGGTTTACTAATGGCTATTTCAGCACATTCACACAGCAACTTTCTCCAAGTTTACGGCGGAGAGGTTGTGCTTGCCTATAACGAGGCAGCAAAACTAAAAGACCGTCTTATGAATCGCTCAATTTCGAGTGGTAAGTCGGCATCATTCCCTACCTACGCAACAGAGACAGCAAAGCTTCACGCTTCTGGTTCTGACATTCTTGCAGACGGCGCTGCTTCTGGCGCGACATCTGGCGAAAAGGTAATTACTATCGAGCAGTTGCTTTACGCAGCCCAGCTTGTAGACGAGCTTGACGAGTTCAAGTCTCACTACGACATTCGTGGTTCACTAGCCAAGCAATCTGGCGCAGCTCTTGCTACACAGCACGATGCAATGTTGCTAGGTATCATGGCTAAGAAGGCGACTACTTACCACAAGCACTCTCACTCTACTGCCTACTCAGCATCAGCTAAGTTCGCAGATATTGCCGAGCTTTTGGCAATGATTGAAGAGGTTGCAGCTAAGATGGATAATCTTGCTGTTCCAGCGGAAGACCGTTGCTTAGTTCTACGTCCTTTCGAGTACTACCAGCTATTGACTTCTGACGCAGCCTTGAGCCGCGACTTTAACACGACAGGCGATCGTGCTAAGGGTCAGCAGTCCTTTAACTACTTAGGCTTCGATGTTATTGCAAGTAAAGTCCAAAAAGACTTCGGTGGAAACACTCAAGCTCAAATGGACGATTCTGGCAAGCCTCTCTACTTAGGTGGCGTTGCTCCGGGTCAAGGTGCTAACACTTACTCACCGTATGTAAATACTGCTGGTGGAACGAGTGGTGGCACAGAGAACACTAACAACTGGTACGCAACAGCGTTCCATAAAGGTTCTGCTGGAACTGTTACTTTACGCGGCGTAAAAGCTGAGGTAAATTACATCCCAGAAAGAAATGCTAACCTCCTCAATACGAAGGTGGCGTTAGGTGTTGATGTTATTCGTCCAGAAGGCATCGTAATGATTACCGCTGATAACTAAGTCGGTTTTACTATTTGGGTGGGGTGCTTTTGCACCTCGCCCTTCCTTTAACTTTTTAACAAACTATGGCAACTCTAAACACGACAACAGAATTAGAAGCAGTAAACACAATGTTGCAAACCATTGGGGAATCTGCTGTAACAGATCTCAGCGACCCAGCCTATGAGGTTTCGGCTGCTGTAACAATACTGAAAGAAGTTGCTCGTGAGATTTGCATGGATTCCTTCGTTTTCAACACCGAAGAGGACAGGGTTTTGACCGCAGACGGTAGTGGCAACTACTTAGCGACAACTCCTCAAGATTATGTGCAAGTGCGCAATCAAAGCTCTGGCGAAGATTATGTGATTCGTAGTGGTAAGGTCTACTCTATGAAAGAAAAGACAGACACGTTTACTGTCGGAGACACAATAACTATCACAGGCGTTTACTTACTAGACTTCCTAGACCTCCCAGAAGCAGCCAAGCGTTACTGTTTGATACGCGCTGCTCGCATCTTTGCCGATCGCTTGGTTGGCTCAAAAGACATTCGCGCTTTTAGTGAGCGTGATGAGTTCGAGGCTAAGGCAAAGTTAGCTGACTACGAGTTTGGTGTAGATAAAATCAATATGCTAGGCGACAGCTCGACTGTGGCATACTCTTTAGTACGTCGCTCATAATGGCATATACGCGAAAGAATCTCAAGAATCTTACAGGTGGTGTTTCTCAGCAGCCAGACTCTGAGCGTTTTGACAATCAATGCACAGCGCAGACTAACTTCTCGGCTGACCCAATTAAGGGGCTGACTAAACGCGCTGGCACTAATTTTGTACAGGTAGCCTATAAGTCTGGAACGCCGCTGTCGCTACTCCACAACTCCAAAAACACATTTACCCACAAAATTAACCGAAGCACAGGCGAGCAGTTGATGCTTGTTATTGGCTACGATGGGGTTGGGGATGATTTAACCCCAGACATTTCTTTGTTAAAGCTAAACGAAGAGGATAACACCGCTGAGGTTCTTGACCTAAAGGATGCAGACGGTAATGCCCTTGACGGAACAGAGCTTGATTACTTTGATGTAGCTAACAGCCACGACACGCACCCCTATTCAGCGGTTACAATCGCTGACTACACATTCATAGCTAACAAGGATAAGACACCAGCATTAAAGGCTACAACGTCTGGTGGTTTGGGAATGTATGAGCGCGACCACGTTAAGCGTGGCTTAATCTTCGTTAAAGAAAGTGCTTATGGCGCAGAGTTTACGATAAAAGCTACTGATAGTGAGGGCAATAGGAGAGACATTAAGGTAACCACAGGTGAGGGGACTGGCACTAGCAAGAATGATATTAGAACAGACGCAGTAGCTGGCGCACTTCACGCTTGTTTAGAGAGTTCTTCGACTGGTCGCCACCTCCGCGATTTTACCGTAGCTAATGAAGGCGACTATACGGCAGACAATACTGGTATAAAAATGACGTTCTCTGACAAGGACATTGGTACTGACCTTGCGGGTGCTGGAACACACTTGTGGAATGGAACTGGGTATGCTGGAGTCGTAGATGGAAGTAACTATGACCATGGAGAGATAAGGTTTGTTACACAACCTAACGCTGGCGATAACATTACTATTACAGGTTGTAATGCTGATGCTGGTGGTGGTCTTGGCGCAAACACCGCTAAAACTTTTGAGTTCGGAGGAACAGGTAGCAATGTTAATGTAGCGATAGGCACAGCGAGTGGCGACGCTGGCATTTTGGAGACTATGGAGAACCTTCAAGCCGCCATCAATAACCTAACCTCTACCATAGCATTTGAGGCACACCTCACTTTCCACGAGGCTGCATTCGACGAGCATCATGGGCATACCGTTCCACAGCAATTTAATGTCGATATTGTCTCCACACGCGAAGGCACATTAAGTGGTGCTGCTGGTGGCAACCTTGTAGATAATTCTAGCGCAAGCGCACGTTATGTTGTTCGGTTCGCTGGCGCACACGCATCATCGCCATTTAGTTCCCAAGCCCCAGCTAGACATAGAATATATTTTGACAGACTGCCTATGACGAAGTACGACGATGCTGGCGGAGCTTCTAGCGAAGCTACATTCAGAACAGCTGGATCAGTAATTGCTTGGTATGCCTCCTACCCTACAAAAGCTGCTGCTGATGCTTCCCCTATTAACTTTGAGGTTAGCGATTCATTTGGCGACACGATGGTGCAAACCTTTACGGACAAAACTGACCGTATATCAACTCTCCCTTCTAACGCACCAAACAACTACTTAATTAAAGTAGAGGGGGATGTTGAGAACGATGCAGACGACCACTACATTAAGTTTAGACACGATAACGATATAGCCACGACTAACCAATTTGGTGGCGGTAAGTGGAAAGAAGATATGCAAGGTGGGTTGCAGTATCAGATTGATGAAACCACAATGCCCCATCAGCTTGTTAAACACAATGAAGGCGAGTACAGAATCTACCCAGCCACTTGGTCGGACAAGACAGTAGGCGATGCAAACTCTGACGCTGCCCCTAGCTTTATTGGCAATCCAATAAGCGACTTGTTCTTCTACAAGTCAAGGTTAGGCTTTTTGGCTGGAGAAAGTGTGGTAATGTCCGAGCTAGATAATGCGTATAACTTTTGGAACACCTCCGTAATTAACTCGATAGACTCAGACCGCATCGACATCTCCTCGTCTGTGAATGAGATTACATATCTCAACTGGGCTATTCCTTTTGCGAATCAGCTTGTTATATTTTCAGACCGAGCGCAGTTCCTACTAACACAGGGCAGTCAAGGTTTAACGCCATCAACGGCAGCCTTGTCTCTTGGTAGCAGTTACGAGAACAGCACGATCGCTCGACCAGTTGTAAATGACAACACGATTGTCTTTGCTCAAGAGAAGTCTGGGGCATCGGCTGTTTACGAGATGTACCCAACAGGCTCAACGGAGTTTAGTTTTGAGGCAACGAGTATTTCAGAGCATATCCCTAGCTATATTAGTGGTAAGATTGTCAAGATAGCTGCATCTTCGTTGGCTTCAACAGTAGTTGTGCAGACAGATACAGGCGACAATACGTTATACGTTTACAAATACTACAATAGTGGCAATAAGCGTGTGCAATCTGCTTGGTCTAAGTATGAGTTGGCTTGCGACTACATTAAGGGTGGACACTTCATATCAGACAAGTTTCACATTATTGAGGGTCATAATAAGGCTTCTGGAACGACAGTCTTGGATGCTTGGCACATACTTACCTACATGAAGTTTGATAATACGGACTCGCTAACAAACGCGGTAGACCTTTACTATAACGTAACAGCCGATGAAATATCTGACGCTGGTTCATTATCGCTCATAACCCTCGCCAGTCAGTTCCCTATACGCGACAATACCCCACGCACACAGAAACTTGTGGTGTTCAATAAGCTGACAAACGAGGTATATGAGGCGGCTGACTCACAGGAAAGCGATAAGTGGAAAATAACTGTCAAGAATGGGAATCTTGGGGATTCCACCGACGTAGTGGTTGGTCTTAAATACACAGCATCCTACGAGTTCAGCAAGCAATACATTAAGCGTGGCTCTGCCGACGGCAAAGAGGTGGCGGTTACAGACGGCAGAACGACAAACAAATGGTTCGAGGTTTACTTTAACGACACCCAGCATTTAACATCGACGGTTACCTTTCCTAGTTACGCAAAGAGGACTACCTCTACCAAGACTTTTAACGGTAACCCAGACAATACCATTACAGGCGTTCGGACTGGGGAGCAACCATCAGAGACTGAATCCTTACGCACATCGGTTGCAGCAAGAAATGACTTGCCGACTATCACACTTAGCTCGGCAACACATCAAACGGTTACGATAACAGGCGCAGCTTTCGAGCTGATGCACACATCTAGGGCATCGAGAACAAATTAGTGAGGCTGCACATCAACCCTAACCCATCATTCCAAGAGGCGAGCCGAGTCGGGCGCGAACTAAGAGATCAAGAATATGAGCCTCTGGAGGAGCTTGGTCTATCGCCAGCAGACAGCTGTATGGCTGGGATAAGGAACTCTGAGTATGTGTTTACTATTAACACCGACGACGGCGACCCGATCGCTCTTATCGGTTTGGTTGAACATCACGAAGAGGAGGACACAGGGGTTGTTTGGTCGATGTCTACTAACCGCGTGGCAGAGTATCCTGTTGCTTTCGTGAGAGCCATAAGAGACTTGATAGAAGAGTACGGTGGCTTGTACTCACGTTTAATTTCATTCGCGTTGTCTGACAATCCAAGACACCAGCGTTTCCATACTGTTTTGGGCATGATACCTACAGGGCAAGAAATCCCTATATCACACACGCCTTTGACCTACAAAGCCTACGAGCTGATAACAGCTAAGGGGCTAAACAAATTATATTATGAGCAATCCTAGTTTCGTCCTAACAAACACCAAAATGGCTATCGGTATTGCGATTCCATTTATTGCAGTTATTGGATTCTTCTTTTCGCTGAAGGCAGCGTCGGAGTACAACAACGAACGGATTGCGACAAACATCATTGAGATAGATAGGCTTGAGGCTCGCATGGAGCGCATGGACGATATGATGGTAGAGAACAACACGAACATTAAGCTTATGCAGAAAGACATAACAATAATCATTGATAGAATGAAGGAGACTGAGTAATGGCTGGCTTTGGAGAAATATTTGGCATGGGTGGTGGCGAAGACCCAGCCCCAACTGACGACGGTAATAGCAACGAAACTATGGGCAAGATAATGGGAACTGCTCAAGCTTTAAGTGGCTTGATGGGGCAGTTTGAAGCCGTTAAGAATCAGCGGTCAGCACTAAAGATAAAGCAGATACAGAACCGTATCAACGCTAGGTTCGCCAAGGCAAACTTCGAGAGAAAGATGACAGGCTTATTTCAAGCACACCGCGACCTAGAAGAGCAGTCAATGCAACAGCACACGCAACGCGAGGCAGCCTATCAACAGAAGATGGGTAGCATGAAGGTAATACAGGCAGAGCGAGGCATGGCTGGAACATCCGCTACCGAGACTAAAGATGCTTTGACCAGAAGCAACCTAATGGCAGAGCAGATAATGCTAGGCAACATGAAGAAGGCTCAACGCTCTTTGATGTATCAGCGTGAAGGCATAGCAGATCAACGACTAGCGGAGGAGCTAGGATTCGATATGTCCAACGCAAACATAGCAGCTCAACTACAAACACCAGCTTGGGCGCAACTATTAGCTGGCGCACCAGACCATGCGATAGGCGGTTTCAATACCTACTTTAACTTCGTGCGTGATACAGGGCGAGGCGGAGACGTAACATAATGGCAGAACTAATACCAGAGCCTAACATACAGGCAACCAATATCCCAACAGGCGGTGGCGCACAGGTCAGCTTTGACTTTGCAGCCCCTAGTAACACCTTTGCTAATCTTTCTAAGACGATCGCTGGTGCAGCTCAGACAATGGTTAATTTCAACCAGCTAGAGGAAAACGAGCGCAAGAGCAAAGAGGCGTGGCAAGAGCAGTTGGGGCAGATACATGGCTTGACCAAGACAAAAGATGCAAAAGGCAACTCGTTGCTGTCGGAAGCTGACTACATGAAGATACAGCGCGAGGCGAATGGCAAGGCGCAGAAAGAGGGCATTATCCGTGCGCATGAGAACTGGTCTACGATGACGGCTGTAAGCAAGGAGAGGTCAAGGATGCGGATAGATGCTTTAACTAGCCACATGGAGAGCCAAGGTGGTTTAGAGCGCATGTCTAACCCAGACCCAGATAGAGCGTCTACCTTTGAGCAAGAACAAGCTAAAGCGTTTGGCGAGTTGGCGGAAGTTTCTATTGGCAAAGACAGTCAAGGCAACGAAGTGTTCATAGATGCAGAAGGTATGTCTCCTATGGAGTTAGTCGCCTTTTCACAGGGTCAATCAGCACTAGAGACTGCTACTAATCTAGCGGTAGAAGAGCGTAAACATAAGCAGTCTATTGAGGCTTCAACTTTGCGGATGGAAGCTGACGTTATGCGTAGCCTAGAGGGGATTGCTAAACTGCCTTCGGACAGAAGGGATGAGCTTGCGCCTATGTATCTTGAAGAAATTCAGAGCATTATTGGGGCAGCCCATGGCGCTGGCGTAACTGACATCAACAACCACGTTCTACAGTCATTGACCTCATTTGGTAATCAGATGTTGGCGGTGGCAGATCCTACCGACGAGGACGCGATGGTTGAGGCTAATGCTATCTTCGACATGATTGAAGAGCAGTTGATGTTGCGCGACGGTGTTCGCTTTGCCGAAGAAGGCACAGGCAACTACAACAAGGTTGAGACTATCCGCAACAACATGGTTTCCTCTTTTGACACCGCACACGCTGCGTATAAGAAAAACCTCCCTAAAGCGGAGGATGATTTTGAGATGCGCTTTGAGAGAGAGTTGATGGCTTGGGATAGAACGAAGGAGTCAGACGCTGATTTTAGATTGAGAATGAGAAAGCTTGCTATTAGTCCTCCAGACCAAGGTGGCTATGGAGTTCCCTTTCAAGGATATGAAGCAAGGGTAACTAGCTTCGAGAAGGGGCAGACAGTAGACACAATTATCGACGCTAATTTTGTTAGAGAGACTTATGTAAAAGTAAGGACAGGGATTATGTCTCCATCAAACTACGAATCAATATTGGTTGATTTGAACAAGTTGGCTGCCTCAAATCAGATTACTAAAGAAGAGTTTGATGCGAAGCTTGGTCAATTACAGAAGCGATATGATGACTATGACGATAATGAAAAGGCTACAGCAGAGGCTATTCTAAACGATGGCATTGGTCGCTTTGACGAGAACACTATCAACACAGAGATAGAGCAACTGTTAGCAAGATTCCATGGCGTTCCTTGGGATACTGGCAGTTTAATAACGATACCAGACGCAGTTAATTTAAGCACCTCGAATCGTATGGCGCAGCAACTTCAAGATGCTGTAATACGCGGAAAAGCTTTTGATGGAATCCCACAAACAAGGTTGGATGACATTAAGGAGAAAATGGGTTTTGCTCGTTTAGACGACGCGGTAAAGGTAAGCATAGCGAACGACATTCAGCTTTTAGCAACAGGCATACCTAACATGGCTACTTTGACCGCAGAGCAACGAAGCGAAGCAGCAGCGATGTATTTACGCGCATTTATGAAAGTCCAAACTGCTAGACAAGTTTCTGACCAACTACAGAACGAAGCATTAGGCGCAGAAACACAAACATCGTTTTTCCTAGGCAGCGACGACACCACCACCACCAATAAGTAATGGCACAAAACCCAGAAGAAGAAATCCAAGAGCCTGTAGAGGGCGCAACTCAAGAGCCAGAAGTTCCTATGACACAGGAGCAGATTGACGCTGTTACCGAAGTGCAGAGGTTGGTTGGCGGAGATGAGCCTACGATGCAAGAGGAAGTCGATGCAGACCAAGCGGCAGCAGAGGCGGAAGGTGCAGCAATCTTTGGCGCATCAGAAGTGGAAGCAGCAAGGCAACTAGAGGCTGGAGAAATCAGCCCAGAGGGTTATGCTTGGTGGCAAGAGAACAAGCCAGAGGAGCAACAAATGGTTGCTATGGAGGAAGGCACAAAAACCATAAGGGAAGCATACGAGGAGGACTTGGCTGAGACTAAGTTCAAGCCTCAAGCTCGCCTCAACTACACGCCTACAGATAGCCCTAACGGCTACCTTGAGCGTCTAATGAATAACAAAGAGTATGAAGCTCGAATCTTCGATGAATTAGGCAATGCTCGCAATGTAGACGGCATTATTCGTGAAATCGTAGCAGACAACCAGATGGCTGCCTTTGAGCGTGGGCAAGAGTTTGATGCCGATCGCGCACACGTTAATATGGCTGGAAAGCTGTACATCGACATAGCTCACAAACTAGGCATAGATACCTCTGGTTTAGATATTGAGAACCAAGACTTTAGAGACTTCCTTCGGACATCTGAGGCTATCCTTGAATTGCAGTCTGGTCTAGCTCTAGTGAGAGATGGCAAGCGCGGTAAGTTTAAGGTTATGGCTGGTGGTGTTGAAACGAAAGAAGACCGTTGGGAAAAGATGGCATCACGAGGCGTATTTGATGGTAGCGGTTCTCCTTCTGAATATCGTTCTGGCATGAGCGAAGAGGAGTGGGATGAGATGGGTATTCTAGGCAAGACCCTAATGTGGATACCAAACACTCTGCAATACACAGGACATCGTTTAGGCAAAATGGGCTTCCCTACTTTCGGAATGCCTACTGCGCCACGATTTACAACTGTTGGTGGCGAGGTCGTTGGTGCTGTCGCTCCGTTTGTGGTTGCAGTATTAGGGGCATTGCGTGTAGGCAACGCTATGGGTGCTTCTAACGCCACGCAGTTTATGATAGCTGAACTGGCTGGGGCTGCTGCCGACTATGCCTTTACTGTAGAGGGCGAGGGCAATCTTGCTAACCTATTAGATGAGCATGACAAGCTACCTCAAGTCCTTAGTTGGATGAAGATTACTGAGGACGACCCAGAGGCAGCGTATAAAAACATTGTCGAGGGTGGAATAGCTGGAGGCGCGTTAGCGTTGATGCTTATGACGGTAAAGTATGGTAGCAAGGTGGCTATCGGTGTGGCTAGATCGTTCTCCCCAGAGAATCTTACTGAGGGGATGATGGCTCACTTGAAGAAGATGGACGGTGGCTTTTACAAGAGTGGCGCAGACCGCATAGTTGAAATGCACGCTGGGCTTGACCTTAGTGGAATGTGGAGAACAATTCAATCGTTTAAGGAGCTTGGAGAGATGTCTGCTTCTGACACTAAGACGCTTCGCAACTTGGAAGAGAACTTTGCTGAAAAGACAAAGGGCATGAAGGCGGAGGAGATTGATGACATAAAGACCAAGGTTTCTGCGGAAGAATTGCCTCTTGATGAAAAGTATGGCGTGGACTTGATTGGCGAGGAGGAGTGGGGCAAGCTAAGAGGCGACCAGCGTTCATCTGTGCTTGAGTTTAAGACAGGGGCGTTCAAAGACGCTCGCCGTTGGAACGACTCAGAGAAGATGATTCGTGATCTCAACAGAAAAAAGAAAGCTGGCACAATAACAGCACAAGAGAAGCAGAGCTTGGTAATCGCTAAGAGGCGACAAGCAATCCAGCGCAACAAGATGTCTGGCTCACATGGCGTGAATATGAACGAATGGAGGCAAGGAGAGCAAGAAGGCTCAGAGAGTCTAAAGTCATTCTTAGAGAGCAAGGGCGTTCGTGTTGAATTAACCGAAGATGAGATAGCTGATGTCCGTAAGTTGCGCGATGAAGGCAAGAAGTTTGGTGGTGGTGTTGAGGATGTATTGGACAACATCGAGGACGAGAAGATTCGCTCAAGCGTCAGAAGCAAGATACTCAAGAACGAGGAGATGGACGAGGCTGAGACTGAGGCATTGGTGGAGGCTACTAGCTTACACACCGAAAAGACAGTTAAGCAACTACAGGACGAAATTGATGAGCTGAAAGCTGGCAACATGACAGACAAAGACCGAGAGCTATTTACTCAAGCAAGGTCGTTCAAGAAGTGGTTAGACAACCTAGAAGAAGGCGAGCTAAAGCAAGGCATCTTAGATGCTGTTGCTAGTGGTCGCCCATTGAGTCAAGTAGAGAAGGACGCTTTGAAGAACGCTGGCGTTCAGAATATATACGACGGCTTACGCAAGCGCGGTATGCTAGGCGTGGATAGCGAGGAAGTTGAAGCTGTCTTGAAAGAGGGAGAGGATATTAACGAAGCTATCAAGGACGCAGTAAAGGAGCTAGACGTTAAAGGTGCTAAGGATGTAGAAGCTGCGGAGAAGAAAGTCCAGAAAGCAGCGGATAAGTTGCAGAAGTTAAACGACAAGCTTGAGGCTAACAAAGGCGATCTTACTCCAGAGCAACTAGAGCAAGTAGCTAAAGCAGAAGAAGGGGTACAGGTAGCCACAGAAGATGCTCTGAAGATTCGTGCTATGCTGAAAGACACTCCTCATGGAAAGCTAAAGGAAGCTTTGGCTAAAGAGAAGAGCGCACAGAAATCACTAGATAAGATTAAGGCTAGATTAGCTAACGACAAGAAGCCACTTACAAAGTCCGAGCAAGAGCTAAAGGATATGGCTGAAGAGGCTAAGAGAGAAGCACAGGCTGAGATAAAGACTGTAATGAATGCTCTCGGCAAGACAGCGCGTGGGAAGCTACGCAAATTGCTAGGGCAACTAAAGGCAACAGAGACAAAGCTTGACAAGAAAACAAAGCAGTTGCGCGAAGAGCAGTCTCGTGGACTATCCGCTGCCGAAGAGGCTGAGAAGGCACAGCTCAAGTCTGACATTAACAAGACAGATCTAGATATTAAAGAAGCAGAGGAAGCACTCAAGACAACTGAGACAAAGAAGCTTCGTGGATTAAGAACACTCTACAATCGAAAGGTAGCAGTCATTGGTCGTTGGAAAGCTAAGGTAGCTAAAGGCAACAAATTGTCAGAAGCTGAGAAAGCAAATAAAAAGAGTACCGAGGCTGAAGTCAAGCGTTTAGAGAAAGAGATAGAGAAAGCTAGGAAGTCATACTCAAAGACTGACCAAGCTAAACTTAGAAAGCTAGACCAGAGGCAGAAGCGCAAGCAGAAGAAGCTTGATGAACTGCAAGAAGAACTAGATGTAGCTACTAAGGGCGTGAAGCAAGTAGACATTGACGCTGCTCAAGACGAACTAAACAAGATGTTACAGGTTCAGAGAGAGCTTGCTGAGGAAGGCGGTAGGTCTAGCGGTGTCGCTTTAGGCAGAGCGCAAGAGTTAATCAATAAAGCGCGTATGTTGGCGGAAGCTACAGACGAGGCTACAGGCGAACTGAATGATTTAAGGGCAGCGTATGGCGAGCTTAGTGTAGCGTATAAAGAGTATGCTTCGTTTCCTAAAGGTACAGCACCTAGACCAGCAGAAATCGAGCTAGAGAGAGCATTCTATAATGTTCAGAAAGCTCGTGTGGCAGAGGAGGATATGCTACGCGGAAAGAGAATCGAGGAGACTGGCGCAAACGAGCAGCGATCGCAAGCCCATAAGCTAACAGACCAATACCCTGTTCCAGCTAGGTCAGAGAATCCATCAGATGTCTTGAAGGCTGAGGATTGGCATAGGGGTAACCGCAATAATGGTAACTGGAGAGCTGAAGATATAGCCGACCAGTTGTCTGAGTTCAAAGACGAGGGTACTGGCTGGGGTTCAAAGAAGGCAGCAGAATCCTTTACGGACTTCATGGACAAGCATCAGTATTTCCGTAATGGTTCGGTAATGCGTCCAGCCTTTAGTAAGAGTTATTTCATGCCTGTATGGCTGCAAGGCTCACGCTTGTTGCGTGTAAGCTCTGCGGTGTCTGGCACAGGTACATCAGTTCTTGCTTTGGGATACGGCGTGGCAGCTACATTGTCTCGCAGAGGATTTAGGGGGCTATCGAGAGGGCTACTGTCTATAGTTTCTCGTGAGGCTAGAGAGTATCATCGCTTAGTTAAAGAAGTCCAAGCCAAGCAAGATGCGATAGTCAAGTCTAGTCGTCCTTCCCAAAGAAACTTCTTCCAATCTGTACTGACACCATCACGCCGTCGAGCTGATGTTACAGGTTCTACTGGCAAAGAGATGGAAGGTGCTGCTTACGGCATGGAAGGCTCAGAGCTAGAACACTTAGGGCGAAGCATGGACGCTAACTCCATGACCTTATTGGGTGTTCGCGCACAGAACATCGAGAACGAATATGTACGCGGATTTATGACAGGTCTTGTAGGCTTATGGGAAGTGATGCCACGAGAAGCAATGGGCTTTATTGATGACGGTATCAAGCTCGCTTCCTTTGACCAAGTATTGCGAGAGTCTGTGGTTGATACAGTATGGCGAGCGAAGAGGGCAAAGACGGACGACATAGACTACATGGCTGACATGACAAACGCCTTGCGACAGCTAGAAGAGGAGGTCAGAGGTGGCAAGGTTGCGCATAACGAAGTGCGAACTTGGCTAGGTGAACGGTTAGGCGGAGACTTCTCTGATGAGGTAGACCTCGCTATCAAGGCACGAGATCAAGCATGGGAACAGCAGCGTGAGCTAACTTTGCAACAAGAAGTAGCAGGTAGCATGAAGATGTTACAGGATGTCTCTCAGCACCCACTTGGCGGTCATTTCTTTATGTTCGGTAAGACGACTGCTAACACAATAAACATGGGCTTGGAGCGCACACCGATTCTTGGTTATATGTTCCAACACATGAGAGCGACTACGCCGATGGGCAAGCGCGATGCGTTAGCTAAACAACTTGTCGGTGCTGGAATAATTACTGCTGGCGGTCTAACAAAGAAGTATGCGTCAGACCATTTACTCCAAGACAAGTATGGCAACTGGCATATTAAGATACCAGCGTCAAAGAAAGACACGCTTGAGCAACTAGAGAATCAGTTCAAGCAACAGCCGAACTTGCTATCTAGCATGGTGGCATCGCACAACGATTGGGCGACCTCGTATCAAGGCAAGAAGCAAGGGGCAAGGACTTACGACTTAATGGTTGAAGGAGACAGAGAAGCTTACCTTGACCAATATGTTGGAGAGCATAAGGGTTACACTACCTACAGCATGAAGCGTTTTGGTCATGGGTGGTCTATATTTGCTGGTGGCATTATGGCATACGACCTAGTTACAGGAACAGCGAACCATTTGCCTAAAGGCAAGATAGATGGCGAGGGTGGCGAAATTGGCTTAGGCGAGAAGCTTGCCTCGTGGCTAACCACATTTACTGATGCTTATGGGTTAGCTGACGCTGCGTCTGGTGTTGATGACCTAATGCGCATGATGGATAATCCAGAAGATGTGCTGACGATGATACCGTTTATGATTTCTGATTCCGTAACTCCTTGGAAGGGTCTACTGCAATCGCCAAGCGAGCCGTTAGGTATCTTGTTGAATACACGAGATAGCCGTAGTCCAGATTGGGATGCTGCAACCTTCTGGGAGCGCGTGTTGGATAGAAATTGGTGGGGCGACGACGACTCGCTACCTACAAAGAGAAACGCTGTGTTCAGACCAGTAACTCGTGGAAGCCGTTTAGCCCTGTTGGCAGACGAGAAAACTGTGGCAGATCCGTTCGAGGCAGAGATGGCTTCTGTGGACTTAGATATATCTCCAGTTAGACCAACCTCTGTAGCTGGCTTGAAGGATGTAGACACCTACGCTTACAAGAACGGCGAGGGTCAGACTGCATACGATTGGATTACCTCTAGGGCTGCCGAGATAAGGCTTGGGGCTGACATGGATATTACTCGTCGCTTGGAGCGTTACTTCGGTAAGCAATATGTGGGCGACAAAGCCACCGTATTAAAGGGCTTGGACGAGCTAAAGAAAGGTAGCCCAGACCAAATTATTATTGAGGCTGGCGTTATAGCTCAACAGGCTATTCGCAAAGAGGTGCTAAAGATTAGAAAAGAGTATCTCGATAGAGCTGTTATTGAGTTTAAGAGTGAGCAGTTAAACAACTTCACTAGCGACTCTGGCGAGAAGCTGTCTCAGTCAATAGACGCAAGGGAAACCATACGCCAAGAGGCTCGATCGCTAAGATTCGATAACCTAAGAGATATGTAATGGTAAGCCCTAACCACCCACACATACAGACGGCGTTATCGACATCGCTGAATAACTCTGAACGCCTTGACGCGGTAGAGACTAAGACAGACCATATAACGGTTACTCAAGCGGTGGCGTTGGACACTATGGAATCAAACATAGCTACTAACAACGCGAAGGTAACTTATCCATCTGCTGATGCAGCAAAGGTGGCGCACCTCTCTGTAACCCAAGCGGTCAATCTTGATGCTATGGAGACTGCGGTAGCGGCTGTTCCAGCAGACACCTCGACTCGACTAGCTGCGCTTGAGGCTAAGATGCAGTTTATCCCTAAAGCGTTTGGTCGGTTTACTACGGTAGCCAGCCCAGCCTTGTTAGGAACTAGCTATAATGTATCCTCTGTATCTCGTGGTTCAGCAGGTCAGTACTCGGTGGTTATTGACACAGATTTAACAACCGCAAACGCGACTGTCATTGTTTCCTACGAGGACTCAACCGCTACTATACAGACTGTAAGTGTAAACAGTATCGCCACGACAGGATTCAACATCGGACTGCGAGATGCTTCCAACGCATTCTCCGACGCATCTGAATCAGTATCCTTTGCTGTGTTCGAGAATAATACATAATGAAATATCTTCTACTCTTATTGCTATTGGTGTCATGCAGTTCGCTGATGCCTAGCTTACCTAGTGTACCTTCGGTGGGTACACCTACAGCGGTAACTACTGTAGGTCAGGTATCTAAGGATATTGAGAGTAGCCTGTGGAGCTATAGTTGGATTGCAATAATCCTAACGTTTATGTTTCCCTCACTCCGCGCCCCCCTCGTTTTTTTCCTGAAGAGCATATTCGGCTTGCTTTCCTTATTCCCCGACCTAGCAACTACGCACGTTAGAATGCTTTACAACAAGAAATATAATCATGGTAAAGAAGAAGACAACTAAAGACTACATTGAGCCAGAAGAGGCTGTAAAGATTATAGAGAACGGTGCGCCCCATAAGGTCAAGCCAGAAGCAGCAACCGATAAAGCCGCTAAGGAAGCACAGCTACTTGGCTCTACTAAGGAGGCTATCCAGTTGCGCATGGCTGAGATTCGTGGTGAGCTACTACTACGCAAGGCTGAGTTGCGTGGTTCTATCGACACCATTAAAGCTCGTGAGTCTGCTAAAGAGAAGGCTGGCAAGCACCTTGCGGTATTCGGCGCGTTCTACTTATGCCTACTCGTACTCGCATTCCTCGCTAGTGTGCAGTTTACTGACGGCGAGAACCTAGCGATCGTAGCCACATTGATTACTTTAGTGGTTACGCAAATATCTTCTATCTTGAAAGGTATTACTGATGTCGCAGAAAAGCGCGACCCAACCGAGTTAATGCACGATATTGTCCAGCAGCAACTAGAGAATGAACATGAAAAAGAAAACTAAGAAAGCTCCACCTAAGCCTAGCAAGAAACGAAAGTCTACCTACTAATGGCTAAAGACTCACGACTAGAAAGAGCTGGGGTTAGTGGCTACAACAAGCCTAAGAGAACTCCTAGTCATCCGACTAAATCACATATCGTTGTTGCCAAAGAAGGCAGCAAAATTAAAACAATTCGCTTCGGTCAGCAAGGTAAGACTGGAGACAAGAAGAACACAGCCAGAGCTAGGTCGTTCAAGGCGAGACACGCAATGAACATAAGGAAGGGCAAAATGTCCGCAGCCTACTGGGCTAATAAAGTTAAATGGTAACATGAATAAAAAGAAAGAAAA